ATGGTAAAGCATACACTGCTCTATATGCTATCAATAACAAAGCACTTGATACTGACACAGAGTTTGTTGTAAAAGACAATGCTAAAAAAGGTGACATCACCAGAGCATTTAAAAAGATGCTTACAAACAAAGCAGTCAACAAAAAACTACTCAATTCATTTGTGAGTCATGTCAGTTGACAAACTGTCCACTAGGGGTGGCAACACCCCACACTATCCTTTATACTAAGTACATAACAAACAAACAAAAAAATGCCATTCGCTCCTATCCCTGTAACAACTGAAGACTTCGTTGCATACCTAACAGAACAGTTCGGTACCGAAGTTAATACTAAAGAATTATTTCAAGCGTCAGAGCATTTTAATTGTTCACTCGCTACTGTCAAGAAAAGACTTAAAAAATACAAACAAGGTATTGGTAAGTGGAATCTTACCATACAAGAAAAACTAGAGATAGTATACAATGCTCCTTCAGCATCTCCTGCTATTGCAGAAAATCTAGTTCCTGACAAAGACCACAACTTTGTTCCTTTCGGTAACTTCCCTGATGTCAAGAAGATTATTCAATCAGGTATCTTTTATCCTACATTCATTACAGGTATGTCAGGTAATGGTAAGACTCTTGGTATAGAGCAAGCATGTGCATTACTCAAGAAAGAACTTATCAGAGTCAACATCACTATCGAGACAGATGAAGACGACCTTATCGGTGGATTCAGACTTGTCAATGGTGAAACTGTATGGCACAACGGTCCTGTAATCGAAGCATTAGAAAGAGGTGCTATACTTTTACTTGATGAGGTTGACCTAGCATCCAACAAGATACTTTGCTTACAATCTGTACTAGAAGGTAAAGGTTTATTCTTGAAGAAGACTGGTCGCTATGTAGAGCGTCGTCCTGGCTTCAACATATTTGCAACTGCAAATACAAAAGGTAAAGGTTCTGAGGATGGTAGATTCATCGGTACTAATGTCTTGAACGAAGCATTCCTTGAGAGATTTGCTTTGACATTTGAGCAAGACTATCCTACTCCTGCTACAGAAACTAAGATACTAGAGAAAGCAGCAGCATCACTAGGTGTTCTTGACAAAGAGTTCTGTGAGCATCTTGCTAACTGGGCAGACATCATCCGTAGAACATTCAATGATGGTGGTGTTGATGAAGTGATCTCTACACGTAGACTTGTACATATCATTCGTGCATTTGCTATCTGGCAGAACCGTATGAAAGCAATCAAAGTTTGCACCAATCGTTTTGATGACGAAACAAAGCAATCATTCTTAGAATTATATGATAAGATAGATGCAGATGTAGTTCCAAACGAGGTAGAAGATGAAGCAACCGTTTGATGGTTATCTAGGACACATCCTCCGTCTTAAAGACGGTAGGAGTGTTCGCATCATAGGAGATGATGGTTCTGAATGGTCATCAACACATAAAATAAATGTTGTTGACCTTGACGGAAATCAATTTCAATGCTATCATGGTGATATAGATCATGTTTGGAGTGAAAATTGAAGTATGATGAACAAGAGATTTTAAAAGAAATCTCAGACTACATCGCTAGTACCTACGGTGCACACTATAGTAAACATGGGATTCAAACATTGGATCTTATTGATTCTGTTGGTGATGCAGAGGCATTCTGTAGGTCTAACATTTTGAAATATGCCTCAAGGTATGATAGAAAGGGGACAGCACGTAAAGATCTTTTTAAGATTGTTCACTATGCTGTACTACTTCTACATTTTAGCGACAAGTCTGCTAGAGCAGCAGAACTAGATGCAAACACACCTACAACCTTTTCAGTTGATTATGACAAATGAGTAAAGTAACACTATCCAAAACAACACTAGACGTCCTTAAAAACTTTTCGACCATCAATTCTTCAATTGTATTTCGACAAGGTTCTACAGTTAGAACGATATCTAACGCAGAAAACATCCTAGCAAAATTTACAGGAGAAGAAATATTTCCTACTGACTTTGCAATCTATGATCTAAGTCAATTTCTAAGTGGCATTTCTTTGTTTGATAACCCTTCCTTAGAATTTACTTCTGGAGATTTTGTAAACATTCGTGGTGGTCGTCAGTCTGCTAAGTATTACTTCTCTGATCCTGAGATTACATTGAAGAGTGCACCAGAAAGGAATGTAAAATTTCCTGGTTCTGATATTCAATTCTCTCTAACTGGAGAGGATCTTATTAATATTCAGAAAGCATCTGCAGTTTATAGTCTTCCTGATCTAACTTTCTATTCAGAAGAAGGATCAGATACTATCAAATTAATTCTTAGAGATAAAGAAAATGATACCAGTAATACTTACGATATCTCTCTCAAGGGTACTGCTACTGGCACCTTTTCTCTTGACCTTAAGATTGAGAACATTCGTGTTCTACCGAGTGACTATGTTGTTAAAGTATCCCAACACTTAATCTCTGAGTGGACAAGTCAAGACGCAGACCTTAGGTATTACATTGCCCTTGAACCCAAGTGAAGCTACATAAAGTTTTTTATGTTCCTATATTTACTTTTAGATTTGATAAGCATGAAACATATGACTTCTCTGATCTAGGTAGAATAGATAGTCGTCCTAAAGGATGGACAGCATCTGTCAATTCTACCTATCCTTTTATTACTGACGATGATAGATTAGTATCTCCTGATGTCAGAAATAATTTGATAAAAGATTTGTCAGAACAAATTAAAAAACTTTTTATATCGAATGGTATACCAGATAAGTTTGTTGTTAATAATTTCTGGTATAATGTATATCATGAGTGTCAAGGGCAAGAACCACATACACACTTGACAGGTTGTATGGAACAAACACCGTACTGGTGTGGTATCTATTATAATAAAGGTGCTACACCCACAACGTTTTTCCGTCCAGATTCTAACAACAGAGTTCATCAGTTCCCATATCAAAGTGAGAACTTTAGAGAATACTTTGCTGATAGTTTACAACCAAATTTACATGATGGGGATGTAATCTTATTCCCACCATATTTGAAGCATTGCGTTGACTTGACAACCAGTGCTAATATGAGATTAACATTTTCTTTTAACTTACAATTATATAATGAGCAAAGAGTTCCTTTGGGTTGAAAAATATAGACCGAGTGCTGTGAAGGATTGTATCCTTCCAGATACAACACGTAAAGTCTTTCAAGGTTTTGTCGAACAAGGAGAACTACCTAATTTGCTATTGAGTGGCACAGCAGGAGTAGGTAAAACTACAATTGCTAAAGCAATGTGTGATGAAATAGGAGCATCATATATTATTATCAATGGATCTGATGAAGGTCGTTTTCTGGATACAGTTAGAAATCGTGTAAGACAATTTGCTACAACTGTCTCTCTAACGTCTGGTGCGTCTCACAAGGTCGTTATTATAGATGAGGCAGACAACACTACCAATGACGTACAGTTGTCCTTGAGGACTGCTGTAGAGGAGTTTCATAGCAACTGTCGTTTTATCTTTACTTGCAACTTCATTAATAAAATTATTGAACCATTGCATTCTAGATGTACAGTAGTTGATTTTAGAATCAAACCTGAGCAAGCAACTCAACTACAAGGTGAGTTCTTTAAGAGACTAAGAAGTATTCTTACTAGCGAGAAAGTTGAGTATGATGATAGAGTCTTAGCAAAACTCATAAAGAGATATTATCCAGACTGGCGAAGACTTATTAATGAGTGTCAACGTTATGCTGCTACAGGTTCTATTACATCTGCCATCCTTGTTGATGTTGCTGATGTTAATCTTGATGCATTACTATCTTCACTCAAGAAGAAAGAATTTACTACAGTAAAGAGTTGGGTTGTACAACATATGGACAATGATCCTACCATGGTTATGCGTAAGATCTATGATAGTCTTTATGGTGTATTGAAACCATCTTCTATACCAGAAGCTGTTTTAATTATTGCAAAGTATATGAACAGTATTCCTATTGTTCCTGATCAGGAAGTTAACTTGTTAGCATGTCTAACAGAAGTTATGATGAGTTGTGAATTCAAGTGAAGATATGTAGAACATGTAAAAAAGAAAAGGAGGACACTGCTTTTGAGATAACTACAGTTACAGCAAAGAAAACATATCGTCATGGTATGTGCTATGAATGTAGAAAGGTTGTCAGGAAGGTAGAGAGGGATCTTAAAAAAATACATGGTAAAACAAAACCTTTAGGAACTCCATGTGATTGTTGTGGTAGGACAGATCTACAATTAGTTTTAGATCATTGTCATGAAACAGGAAAACTACGTGGATTTTTATGTAAGGTATGTAATACTAGTATAGGTGCACTGGGTGATAATCTAGAAGGCATTGAACGAGCAAGAAATTATTTGGTTGAAGCAATTATTTGGGAGGGCAAGAAACCATGAACAATTACGGACTTGAAATTATTTTCTGGGTCATACTAGGAGTATTCTTTATCTACCAGTATGAAGAGAGAAAGAAATGAAGACAAAAGTAAAAAGTTTAAAGTCGTACAAAACACCACTCAGATATCCTGGTGGTAAGTCTAGAGCA